NTCCATTATTTCACCTCTGCTATCCGCACGCTCGGCTTCCCCATCTTCTTCAGTTCGAGAATTTCAGGGTGGTCAATAGCATGTTCCCGCAAAGCAGAAGCATCCCAAGTAACTACACCCTTTCGGTATATCGCTTGGAGAAACTCACCTCGGATGGTCTGCCTCAGTTCGAGAACATCGCTTTGAATAGACTTCACCAATCCCACCCTTTGCTCCCTCTTCTCCGAGGACAAGGCCAACATCTGGTTCGCCAGCGCATCAATCTGACTGCTCAGTGGAGCCTCGATTGCCTCGATCTCTGAGTTCAGTTCGGCCAAGCAGTCAAGCTTTTCTACTATGTTCATTAGATTCTCCTTTTTACTTAGAGTAAACATAGCCATCCATACGCTGAATCAATATGAAGTGTTTCCATGAAGCCGGAATCTTTCCTGACAATGTTTTCACATCGAAGCTTCCAGATTTACGAATACCGGCCAAGTGCCCAAAATACGTTCCTACATATTTGCCCTTTGGCTGAACCAACTTAACCAGATCCCCGCTTTGAAATCCATGAACCCGCTTGACTCTCCCAGCCTTTGCACAAGGGAAACCATGCTTATCCGTCCGAACTACTTGATGTTTTCCTTGCCCAGTTGCCTTAATATGCAAAGGTTTCAAATTATTTGGAATATGAACAGAGACACCTGTCTCTCCAACACAAACCGCATCCATAAAATGATCTTTCTCATAGCCCTGTGCAACCCGGTTCATCTTCGTTCTACCTCCGCTCCAGAACGAGGTTGGCAGACCATAGCCCTTCAACTCTGTCCCAATGGCATATCGAGTTGCGTTTACGGCAGCGGCATCCCGCAGGGGAGCTTTAGCCTGAGTTTGGATACGCTTTAATACTTCCGGCTTATCCTTCAAGAAATCCTCAACTGAACGATTCCCTTTTGCCTGATTACAGGAAATACACGCCAGTGTCAAATTGGAAACTCTATTCGACCCACCTTTGCTCCTGGGAGCAATGTGCTCCACTTCTAACGGAACAAGCTCTGCACCACAGTAAGCACATTTTCGATCCCATTTCTCAAGAACATATTCCCGGCATTCATAGCCCAAAAGAGTCCCTTGCTGGTATTCCACTCCCAAAATCTCAGGATTCTCCATCTTTTGCAGATCGAAACGCACTGTCTCCACGTGGGTTTCAGTGATAGGAACACAAAACAACATCCGTCCATACCATTGAGAAACATTATCAACTCTCGACTTCAAAGACGGCGGAAGCCAGCCTTTCGGCCTGGTGCGGTTCAGAAATCTCGGCGGGCGATACCGAGTCTTGCGTCCTCTACGTCCTCTACGCAGCATCCGGCGGCGTCCGAGACGCAACCGAATCGCCTGTCCCCTGTGCTCCAAATTAGCTGCCCAGAGGACTATTCTACCCTGTTTCGGAAAAACCCCAACCAACGCTATGCCCGTAACTTTGCTTCCTGGATCAACTTTGAACTCGATCGGCTGAGTATCCCCATCTGACCGGTATTTCAAAATAACAGTGAACGGTTGTCTCCGATACACAGCAGTCTTGCCCGCCTTTAATAATATGCGTGCACGAGCAGGGCTGCACGGCATCAACGGCTTCTTGGTATTACTCAATACAAAAACTCTCATTTTGGATTACTCCAACTCACCCGAAGGTGGTTATGGTCTCCTCGCCAATGTTATCTATGCTTTTCATGTCTGCTACACTGCTCCTGTGCCCAGAACTGTTTAATAACAGACGATAGGGCTTCAGACTGGAGAAGCATCCAAAGGTATCATGACATAGATAACGTAGTCTTTATTCAAGACTTAGGCTGGTCTAACGCCATTACAACGGTCGTAATGGTAGTTGAGGCTCAACTAGCACTTAGACTGTTTATTTATGAGGGGATCAGAAGCGGGATGGTTGGTCGTAATGGTAGTTGAGGCTCAACTAGCACTTAGACTGTCCATCGTCTTCACCTCCTTAGCTCTTAAAGATGTCGTAATGGTAGTTGAGGCTCAACTAGCACTTAGACAACTTCCATCGTTTCCGTATCAAACGAAAAAACCTCTCCTGACCAAATCACACGATTTTTATGCATCTTTGGTTTTGCCTCCCACAGTGCTCGCCATCGCCACATAGCTTGCTTATTTTTGCCTTCCTTGCACTCCTTAATCTTCCTGTCCAGAAAATCATTTTTGTAACGATGAGAAGAAATAAGAGTTAAAAGACACTCCGTAGGAAGTTTTCCACCATACATGAACCGACTTTCGACCCGCGAAATTATGTGGCGAAACATGTCCTCCGCAGCATCATAAAGATGCGTAGTATCATCACTTGCCTGCTTTTTACTTCGCTCAGTGTATTCCAAAAAGTTCGTCTCGTCAACTATTCCTCCAAGCAAATCATACCCAAGAGCAGAAGCAGCTTGCCCTGATCCAGGAAAAAGAACTATATTTTTTGGAAACCGTATCTCAGAGGGATAAAATTTCCTTGTTCCTTGAGCATACTCCCGAAGAAGTCTAAAGCCAACCACAGGAGGGAAATACTCATTAAAGAACTGACAATCGAAAAATGACATAATTTTTGTGAACGTGACTTTTTTCGCTTTTTTCTCATCTCTACTCATGCAGATATATGACAATACAGAATCCCTATCCAACCCTAAGTACTCCTGCGGCTTAGTCCGACATAGTAATCTGTATATAAGTATCCATAAAATAACTGCCGCCTTATAGGTCTTTCCCGCGCCTATGGCCTCCGTATCCAAAAAAACGTACAGACTTTCCCCCGCATCTTTCCTCGCAAACAATTCAATAATATCGTCCCTGTGCGCCGGATACAGATCCTCCTTTCTCCCCAGAAAGTAAGGATCATCTATCAACGTCTCAATCGGCTGACTCAGAAACTCCTTCTCCAATTCCTTGCTCCAAGCCTTCGATGCTCCCTCCGGCTTCTCCACCTCCCCCGACAGCTTCGAGCGGAACCGGCTGAGTACCTCCCCGTATTTTGAGCCGGTCGAGTATCCTCCTGACAACTCCTTCATTGCACTCCTCTCTGATCACGCTCACGATCATGTCCAGAGCTGCTTCTGTGTCCTTGTAAAACTCCAGTTTCATTATAAGATCTGCCGTAACTTCTGCCTGCCTTCTAATCTCCCCAGCGGCGCGGAGAAGTATATCCTGACTTTTCTGTTCGTCTATGTGATCATAAGCTTCGTCTATAACCGATTCAGCAATCTCTTTGGCATCCGACAACGCAAGAAATACATCGAAAGTTCTCCCAATCTCGCTTGGATCTTCCAAACCCTTACTTTCCACCAACTCCCTGTTCCTGAGAAGCCTCAGCGTTTTCCCCCTGTTTATCTTCTTCTTAGCCGCCCGAGAAAGGTCGTCCAGCTTGCGAAGGTGGTATCCTATCGCATCTACCGTCACGCCGTAGAAGGCAGCAATCTCCTTTGCAGGCTTTTCCTCATCGAAGTGCATCCTCCACACGTCCTCCGACTTTACACCTTTCGGAAGCCTGGTCTTCTTTCTAATGTGATAATGTATCGCCTCCACCGACACGCCATAAGATTCCGCGATATCCTTTATGGACTGCTTCTCATCGAAGTGCTTTCGCCACACGTCCTCAGACTTGATGCCGCGAACCTCACCGGAGTCCAGCTGCCATTTCTTGCTCGGCTTTTTGTGACCCGACCTGGCCTTCTGGCTTTCCACTTTATCTTTTAGCTTGCCCAATTTGCCCTCAATCCCTCCTTATGTCTTCCATCTTAGCAACTATCAAATTTGATCCCCAAAGAGAGTTATCGTCAATCAAATCCATAATAACTTTTCGATGCTTTTCAGAAACAAAAAAACCTTTATGCTTAGAGAGATCAAAAGCAGGGAACAAGCGCTCAAATATCCCATCAATCACATCCCCATAAAGACTATCTTCTACAAAAAACGCAGAAAAGAAAATAAATGGAATTTTTACCTCAAATGCCCTCAGCCCCTCCCAAACCTCCTCAAGCTTTTCAAAAGTTAAAAGCTCGTCATCCTCTTCTGCTAAAGTCGTGTGAGTTCCCTCATCAAGATTCATCATTCCCCCAGAAACTCCTTCGTAATATCCTTCTCCTCTGGCTGCGGCTCGAAAAGTTGGAGGTCGAAGATCGGCTCGCTAACCGTTTTACCATCCTTCCAACTAAAACTATAAGCACCAGGCTCCCGATACCAAAGACGATATCCTTCTTCACATCCACCGATGGAATAGTCATTCACTCTAACACCAAACCGCACATTAAAATAGGCCAACTTGCCTCTCTTGTCACCAACAACAATATACCCCTCGCCGCTATCGAAAATCTTCAACTCCACCAGAACCTTGCCCTCCTCCACTGGCAAGCTGTTTCCGCTCCTAAAACTAAAGCCTTCCTTCATATAAACATTATCATAGTCAGAAATATCTTCTCCCTCACATTGACTCCCTCCCCCGAAAACTCCAACATATATCAGAGCAGCGATCCATCCTACTGTCATAGGGACAATCCAGGAAAACAATCCTTTACCTTTCATTCTTTCAACCTCCCTTCTAACATCTTCCACAATACTTCATCTTCGTATAATATATGCCTGAACCATCCCCTGTACACTCTGTGAAATCCAGATTTTCTAAACCTTGCTTGGACATTGTGATAAGCACTCTGGTACACTACCGCCGTCATCGGTGTCTCCTCATACATGCCGAGCCTCCAATGAGAAGGACAGGAAGCAACAAATCGCCTGACTTCTATGAGTAGCTGACCATAGGAATCAACCTCGTCTTCGTCCTTCTTCTCAATCTCATCGGATACTTTCTCAGATAACGTCCTTTTGTTCACATTGCACCTCCCTTCATTCTGCCTCTTATGGCCTGTTTTCTAAAATGTCGTCCCCAACGTTTGTTTGACCAACCAGACATTCCATTACAATACCCACATTTGCATTCTGTTATGAAGACACCACAATCCTTACAATGATCCTCTACCCCTGAGCAATACGGAGTTCCACAGGGGACAAACTCACTGTAATCAGGATAAAGATTCTTGTGCTGACACCTCTCTACTCTCTCCCAGAACGTCATTCTCTCTCCTCTACCAATTCGACAACCAATGCCAATGCTTCTTTTGCTTCTCCTTCTCTTCCTCCTCCTTGTGCCTGCGCACAGAATCAAAGACCATTTTCCGAAACTGGGGATCAGCCTTCTTCTTCTTTGCCGCTTCAATAAGCTTCTCTGCGAGCTTCATTATCTCTCCTCAAATACCTCTAAAACCTCCTCAGATCGTTTCTAAGCGATGATCTTCCATTAGATACCTATTTACCTATCCCGCCCCAGAAACAAAGCCCTGCCGATATCAAATAGCAAACCTATCTTCCCAATGGGAATTCCTATAATGCTTTCTAATCCTTTCGTAAAACTCATCAAAATCTTGATTAAAATCAAAATCTGCCATTATCAACCTCCTGTTACCTTGCTTATCTCTCCAGACTCTTCCAAATACTTCCCTAACGCCTCAGCACCCTGTCTCTTCTCTCCCGTCGGCAGCCAAGTTATCCATCCAGCACGTTCGCTAACCTCCACTAATCCTTTCTCTTTCGCCAGTACCAACAAATCTCGCCCTGCTTCCTCAAATCGCCCGTCCCAAAATAGCCAGAGATCACACTCACGAAAGGGAGGAGAAAGTTTGCTCTTTTTTACTGCAATCCTAATTTTCTGCCTACCATCTTTCTTCTCTACCCTAATGCGCCTTACTTCAAGCCGCAAAGAAGCATAAAACTTGGGAGCCCAACCACCGGGGGTAGTGATTGGATCCCCAAACATCACATTGACTATACACGTGGGAGTCTCCTTCAACGGAGGACGGTTCTCTGAACCTGCCACTGCATCCCTGCAAAACTGCCCCACCACCTTAGCCGACATCCCAATTCTCCGATCCTTCCCATCTCCCTTATCCGACTCTTCCATCCAAACCTTCGGTTGGAACGCCACTAAAGAATCCATTACAACCAGATCTACTCTCTGCTGTACACAGTAAAGAGCCTTTGCAAAAGCATCCTCCGCAAAATCAAAGTCTGGAAGCACCAATTTGTCCACATCCACCCCCATCTTCTTTGCCCATTCATTGTCCCACGCTCCCTCCGCGTCAAACCATGCTACCATCCCTCCATTTTTCTGCGTTTGGCCCACCAAAACCTGGGCCAAAGAGGATTTTCCCCCCGAGACCGCCCCGAAGAGCTCCACGATCCTCCCTCTCGGAAAGCCCCCTATGCCCAATACGTAGTCATCGAGAACAGGAAATCCAGTTGGAAGAGCTTCAACATCTGGCATTTCACTGGCCAAGCGAGCACCTCCCCCAAATCTTTTTTCGTATGTTTTGAGAAAATTAGTCACGGAAACGGACATTAACTATCTTCTCCTCCCTTCTCTTACATACTTAGCTGCTCTATATCTAATAGGATACTTATCAGGTATTTGATTTAAGAAATTTGTAGAAAACATTGCCCTGGCTGCTTTACGAGCGGCCTCTCTTGTTCTATGATGGACAAATTGCCCCAAACACATGTCACCTGACAACGGGCGCCAAATACCAGCAAAAGGTAGTTTTACCTCTACAATCCAGATATGTGGCATCATAACCTTATCTCCTTTCTTTTCCCCCTTATCTCAAATCCACGTCCACACCACCTTCCACCTTCCCAAGCTCTGCCATTATATACATCTTCCAGTCCCCATACTCAACCACCACTCGCAGACCCTCTAACAAAAACATCACCTTAGTTCCCCTAAAATTCTCTTTGAAGATAAGAACCGGCTTCCTCCTCAACGCAGTGGCCTCTCCAACCACCTTGTCAAAAAACCTATTCAGATCCGCATCGGAAAGCTTCTTATAGCACTTTGTCTCAACAACCCAATTTCCTACGAGTTTCAGATCCGCATCAGACTCCGCCGATCCCGATCCAAGGGTCTTTCTGACGGGAATCTCCGCAATCTCCGAAAGGAATGCCTTCAAGTCCTTGAAAATCTTGTTCTCAAAGGCATTCCCTTTTAGCTTTCCTGCTCCAGGTTTCATCTTACTACCACCTCAGAACACCTTCGTCCTCTTTAAGAGATGACTGCTCATACTCCTGGGGCTTCTCTCCAGACTCTTTCTCAGCCTTTTCTTCCTCCGCCTCCTTAGTTTTCTTAGCCTCCTCCACCTTAGCCTGAAGGGACTGCTTCTTTTCTTCAGGATCAGTAATGCCTTCCTCGATGGAAGCTGGCTGTCCCACCATCCCCTCCCTTCGAGCCTCCCGCCTCTCCATCTCAGCAACCTCTGCCACTTCCTCTTCCGAGAAGGTAACATCTATTGGTGCAGATTCTTCCGCATCAGGAAACAAATCCTCTGCTTTATCAACCTCCTCCTCAGCAGGTGGTGGAGATGGGGAAAAGTCCGCCCCTGCCTCCAAAAGCTTACCTTCCCCTAAAACAAACTCTTCCAACTCCTCCAACCGACCTCTCAAAGCAGAGGAATCATAGAAGATCGGCTTGTTATCCTGAATCGCCGAAAGATCAATCGGGAACTCCCTAAGCCGATCCATCACTTCCTCCGGCGTAGTCGGCTCGGCCTCCTCTGCTAAGGAAATATCGCAGGCGCTGATGGCTGCCATCTCTTGCTCCGTAAAAACGCCCTTCTTCACATAGTCAAACTCGGGGATGGGCTGAGTATCCCCCCAAGCTGCCGGGACTTTTCCAGCGAAAGGATTATTAGGAGCGGCCGTAGCCCTATACGAAATAGCGAACCAGCCCTTTTTCGCTGTATCCTTCCACTTTTTGACATCAACGTCAAACATAAACAGAAGAGCATTCAGAAGCTTGCTCCCGTCCACAGGATCTCGATCAAGTTCAATCCTGCACAAATCGTCATAAACCTTTTTCCCAACCTCGATCTGACGAATAGCTGCCTTCGACTCCCTGCGATCAAAGCCCAGGTACAAGAACTTAACCCCACGATCCAAACGAGACCTGACCTCTCTGGGCTCCACCCCTGCATCTATCTGAATCCTCCTATCGAGTTGGGCCAACTTATCGAGAATTGTCGGCTCCCTGGGACAGACCGCTGCTCGCCAAGTAGATTCCAACTCCCCGTCTTCATTCTCAGCCATCGTCGGCCAGAATATCCTCTCAACTCGCTCGACCCCCTCAACAAAACGAAAACGATACAAACCAAAATCGAGCTTGCTAAGAGAAATCACGTCACCGAACTGCGACTGAGATGCCCTCTCCCTACTCTCCTTCAGAACGCCTACGTTCATTTTTGTTCCTCCTTTTCTCAAAGTGACACTCTAATTTAAGAAGTCTTTATGTTTTAACTTCGTAATAACCCTCTGTCCAGAACGAGTCCGCAACTCTGTCGCAGGACGAGCTACAATCCCCTCCGCAAGGAAGTCTCCCCAATGAGACGTGTAACCATCTCGCACCATGCGAAGCATCCACCACAAATCACCTTTTCCGACGATTGGAACAATATCTATACCCAACTTCTTAGCCACATCCTCCACGTCCTCTCGCTTCAACCACCAGTCCCCCACTTTCACGTCGAAAAGTACAAAATCCTGATCAGGACGATAGTTTCCACCTCCCTTCTGAATCTTAGCTCCATAGCCTTCACCATAGAGACAAGCTTCACCATCAAAGGTCTCAAAGAATTTCTCCCACATCTCCCGAAACAAGAACCGTTTTTCCAATACAGCCACTAATTGAGCCGGAAGTTGAGCCCGATCAGTCTTACCTTTGAAGCTTATATCTTCAGCATTACCTTTCCAGAGAACACGGATGTTCGTACCATCCACCTTCTCAGTAAAAATCCATTCATTGTACTGGAGGTATTCCAACCAATCCTCTGAGAACTCTCCCTCCAGCACCGTCTTAAACTTCGTCTCTGGATTACGCTTAAATATAGTCTGGATCTTTGGATATTCGCACATCTTTGCCCTCCCCTATATAATATACAAAGAAAATCAGAAAAATCAAATGTTCTTATCCATTAACATGGTAATCGGCCACCCGCTCTTCCCATCTTCGCTTCGCAATAGCCATCAGAGCAATAGCCCTGTCCACCATCGAGTCCCGAACGCTCTTCAATATCTCCTCCTGCTTCTTGTAATCACGAATCCCTTTTTCCATCTTCTTATACTCCCTCTCCCTATCCTCGTCCGCCAAGGCCCAACTCTTCAACTGCTGAGCTGTAATTTGACCAATCTGACTCCTCAATCCGCTCTTCATTTCATCCACTCGCTCCAAGCGCAAGAAGCCTTCCGCTCGGTCCAGCTGCCTCCACTCCCACAGCTCCCTTTCCTTTTCGAGTTCTTCTTTGCTCTCCTTAGCCTGAGCATAAGCTACAGAAAACAGAACTCGCCAGTAGGAAAGCTTTTCTAATTGCTCATCCAACCCAGTATATCCCGCCTCTTTGAAATCGAGACGGAGAAGAAGGCCAACATCTTCCTCATATTCCCTATCCCCAACTTTGAAGGAGACGATGAGGTGTCTCTGGTCAGAGTCAAGATCAACACCCAGTTTGTCAATACCTACGTTCATCTCAAAATTCCTTTCTTCGGCCCATCAAAACATTAGTCCACAATGTACCATACCAGGCATACCATACTTGATATAATACTTCAAACTGCACTGCGCCCTCAACACACAGCCCTTACAATTTAACTCTGCCTTCTGCGGTAACACTGTAGGCTTCGGTTTCTTCACCCGTTCTACCGGAGGCGGATTGTATCCCACCTTTTCCATCACTCAAGCTCCTCCCAAAAGGCGGTTTCTATCGTCAAAATTTTCTCCCCCCTACAAACCAAGATGATCCTCTCCACCTCATCATATCTTCGCTCCGCACCGTTATCTGTATCAAAATTGTGAGACCTATCATAAGCACTCAATATCCGATCAACAGCTTGCTCATAAGGCACATCCTCCACTCTCTGCTGAAATCTCTCTATCGCATGAAAGGTTATGATCGGTTGGGGCATTTAACAAATCCTTCTTCCTTGACCACAATTTATCATTCAGCTTTTTGAACCATTCATCCGGTAAATCCGAGTCTATCTTCAGCTCTGCAAAACCTTGCAAATCGTTCATCTGAGCAAGCACCACAAGATTATGTAGCGTTCGGTCACAAGGATCTTTAGAAAATTCCTCTGCCAAAAAGATCACATTTTGCTCATATATTGTATAACACATTCAATCTTCTCCCCAATTGTCCACTACTTTAATGTCCACTTCCATTTTTATGTCCACCGGCAGTATAGGCTCTATCATCCCTTCCCTAATAACTGGAACCACTTTCTCCACTTCCTCAATAGGAACTTCGATCACGATCTCGTCGTGCTCCAACAGCACTACTCTTGCCCCATAATTTCCTTCCCTCAGGGCCTTCCCCACTCTAACCATCGCATAGTTTGCGTAGTCCGCTGCCGTGCCTTGAACAAGGGTATTCACTGCTTTTCGGTAAGCTTCCTGTCGTTTCTTCTCATCCACCACCCAAGGCAAAGGCCGAACCCTTCCATAAGCATTCGCAACATAACCATTCTTCAAAACAAAATCCTCAACTGCCTTTACCCATGCCTTAACACCATCATATACCTTAAAATACCGATCCAAAAACTTGGTTGCTTCTGCCTCCGTTACTCCCAACGCCTCAGCTAAACCCTGTGCTGACTGCCCAAAAATAACCCCAAAGTTTACACCTTTCGCCTGTTGTCGTTGCTCCGAACTTATACTCACAATATCCTTTCCAAATATATCCGCTCCTGTCCTCAAATGAATATCCTCACCAGACTCAAATGCAGCCAAAAGGCTTGCATCCTTAGAATACCAAGCCAAGATTCGCAACTGTTCTTGGGCATAATCAGCACAAACTAATTTCTTCCCTTCTCCTGCTATATACAAAGGCCGAAATCTCTTATCCTTTCTCATAGTAGGAACATTCTGAAGATTTGGCTTCTCACTCGACAATCTACCCGTCGGGGTAACATGCTGAGAAAAAGTAGTATGCAGCCTTCCCAATGAATCCACTCGTGGCAAAACTCCATCAACAAAAGTGCTTTTCAATTGCCTCAGGCCCCGATATTCCAGAATTTTCCTTACAATCGGAAACTTGCCCTCAAAAGGCAACAATGCATCTTCATCCACAGAAACTTGCCCCTTAGCAGTCTTCCTCCTAAGAGGAACACCTATCTTTTTCAGTACCATGCCTAACTGTTGATCAGAGGAAATCAAGAACCGCTCCCCCACAACCCTAAATACTTTCTCCTCTACCAACCGAATTTGCTCCCCCAAAGCCTCAGACAACACCTTGGCTCTCTCAACATCAAACTGCACCCCCGTATTCTCCACGTCCAACAAAAACTTGACCATCGGCATCGAAAAATTATAGAACAGCCCATCAAGTCCTTTAGCAGCTAACTCCTCTGCTTGCTGTTCAGCCAAGCGAAAAGTCAGGTCCGCATCGCCACAGCAACGCCTCGTTACCTGCTTCAAGGTAAGTCCAAGCAAACCTCCTTTCTTCTTAATAGCCTCAGATGTCTCCTCCTTGTACCGCCCAAACTGCGCTGGGAACTTTCTCTTCCCAAGAGATTCCAATCTATGGGACAGATCACAATCCAACACATGGGAAGCCAACATTGTATCGAAAGCAAGTTTTACTTTTTCAGACTCAACTCCAGATTGAGACAAGAATCTCAAATCAAACTTAGCATTGTGAAAACAGCTCCTCGCTCTACTCAATAGATCAGAGAGAAACTTATCTACTACCTCCCACTCCGAACGTTTCCCCCAGTATAAATCCAATTCTCCAAAAAAAGACTGCCACCTGATCGGAATATATGAAGCTCTCCCTCGCTCCCAACAAATCCCAATCCCCAAAAGTTTATCATCTCGATCCAAACCCGTGGTCTCAACATCCACTGCAATCTTCTTTGTATTAACAAGAACACTCTGTAATGATTCAAACTTCTCCCAGGTATCCACCAACCAGTAATCTACATCCTCCATAGGCTTCATAGCTGCTGCTGCCGTGTCAAACTGTTCTAAGAGCTTCCCCTTGAAAAACTTATTCCTGAGAACAAAGGCAGGATGGTATGCTGAAACCACAAAAGCGCATACCTCATCAACCCAAACAGCCTCTCCCTTAGCAGTATCTCCAAAACACTTTGAGGCAACAGCTCCCAAAGCCAAAATCACTTTAGGCTTCCTCTGCTTTACCTCACCTATTAGCTCCCTCCTACACCGACCTAAGAGTTCCTTCGGTCTATGAGAACCTCCACAAAGGAAGGCGTTCGTAACATAAACATCTTTCCTATCAAAACCAATACCCTTTAGACACTTGTTCAGCAGCTTTCCAGAAGGAGCAACGCCAAGGAAAGGTAGTCCAGCATCCATCTCCTGCTTTCCAGGCCCTTCTCCAACCACCACCAAATCAGAAAGCTCTGGCCCCTCTCCCCTGACTATCTTTGAACTAAATCTACAACCGTCACAGCGCCTTTTTGCACCTTGCTCTATTGCTTGAGGCTGATGCACTATAATCTCTTGAACAGGCTCACCTATGTTTTTCAGCACCATCCCATAATTATTCACTCCTTTTTGAACAAATACTCCCAGCCTTTTTATCAATTTGTTCCCCTTAAAAGGTCTATAATCCACTTGATGCTGCCAACGGCCCCATTTTTTTGTTATCTTCACGACATCAGGGTGTTGTTCCTGCAAAGACTGGGCCATCTTCAAACGACCATCATCTTTGTAAAGCTCCTCTGTATTGCCACCTTTCATACTCATTGTTGGCATTTTGTCACATAGAAATGCCTGAAACAATATAGTGCACCAACCAGCTTTCAAAACCCTTATAGACAAATCTGTATCTTCATTGTATCTCCCCCGCCATCTAAAAGGAATATCATTTTTGATGAGAATACAGGAATAAACTCGTGTGTTGAGTCTATAAGGTGCCACTTTCTCCTTTCTTTGTATAAACAACTCATACTCCATACCTGAAATCCCGATGTTCTCATATCTATCCACAAAATCCTCAATGACTCTAAAAATCGTCCCTGAACCAACTCTATACTTTATGTTTCTATTCAATCTATAAAAAACCCTAAGATTATCATCCAACATCCAATGCCTTTCTGCTCCAATAGAAATTGAATGCTCCCAAACCCAGTTGCGGGCAGGAATTGATCCCTGCCCCAAGTTAGAAAATGGCAATACAAGTATTTTCTTAGAAGCTATGACAGCAGCATACTTATCATATTCTTGAGGCTCAACAACAATATAGTAAGGCACTTTTATCTTCTCAAGTGCCTTGCTTGTCATGCGAGATTCCCACCTTCCCTTAGATATGATATACACAGGATATTTAGGATTCATCAACACACCTTCTAATCAGTAGATTCTCCCGATCAACCTTTGGATACCATATACTTTTGGTCCGAGGAGTTATCGTCTGATCCACAAGTTTGGCAAAACTATCCACTGCCTCTTCGCTCCCAAAATGAACCATTATCATTCTATAAGAAGACAAGTCCTCCTGAACAAACTCAGGCATTCCCTGCCACTCTTCTTCCCACCACTCACTGTCTTCTTCTTGCTGTTCTCCAAACAAATGAAACTGCTGCATTTCAGGTTTCTCCACAGCCATTGTCTCCCTATCCTAAAACATAAATTGCTGTCGAGACTCAGCATCCAGCATCCTCATGTTCTGAACCATCTGAGCAAAATAGCTTTCTTTAAGCTCAATCCCTATCCCATACCTACCCAACTTAACTGCCTGATATACCTCACTTCCGATCCCAGCGAAGGGAGACAGTACAACTTCCCCAGGATTTGACCACAGCTTTATGCACCGCTCTATCGTACCAAGCTGCAAAGGGCAAATATGCTTATCATCCTCCTTAGCTCTGCCGTCAGTGTGCTGAAGCGTATCAGACTCCCTTATTCCGTACCAGACGGGATGCGCCCACTCAATCCACAAATCACGAGTCATCTCTCCATTCTCCACAGGCAAGACCGGAACAGCATTCTCACCAGGCTTCCGAAAAAGAAGAACATAGTCTCCGATAGCAGGTCGAGACCAAGAACTGTCCTTCTCAAACTGAACAAACAAGAGAGCCTTGCTGTGCGTCCGAATAGCCTGTGCCTGCGGGTTCTTGTCAATCGTAACCCGCCCGTGATAAATCCAACCTCTCTGCTCAAAGGCTATGATAGTCTTTCCAGGAAAGTCCTTCAATCCAATAAATCCGTCCTTCGACAAAAGCGCCGGAACGTCCGCAGTATGAACCGCACAAATACGCCCAGGCTTCGTTATTCTCAAAAGCTCAGAAATAATGAAGCTGAAGTGCTCAAAAAAAGTATCTTCGTCCAAAGAATTTCCAACATCTCTCTCGGAAGGAGTATAGGTGTAAAGATTCAGAAACGGAGGAGAAAAAACAGAGAAATCAACGTAATCAGCTTCAAGATCCTTCAGTTTCTCCACGCTATCTCCCAAAAAAAGAGAGTGGCTGTCTGTAATCACACTGCTCTTTGCTGTTTGAAAAACACCCTCACCCTCACCAGAATCCAACTGAGACAGTTCTTCAATCTGTGCTTCTTTCACAAAATCAACCAACCTTTCCGACATTTTCTCTGCCTCTCTTTCCTTCCGTTTAACATTTTCCCATATTCCCCGCTCTCTCTCCGAAAGAACAATGTACACATCAACAGGCTCATCCTGCAAGTATCTCCAGGATCTTCTGATGCACTGATAGTAAGACTCGAAACTATCAGACAGCCCCACAAACACCATCCTGCTTGCATTCTGAAAATTCATCCCAAAACCGGCAATGCGAGGCTTCGTGACCAAAATTCTAGTATCTTCCGACACAAAGGATTCAAAAGAACAAATTTTGTACTCCAAACTATCCGACCCCTTTACCTCCACCGAACCTTCAACAAGACGAGACAAAGCAGAGCTTTCGTCATTCAACCCACACCAAACAATCCACTGCTTATCAATTTCACTTTCAATAATTTCTACTCCACGAGAAACGCGAACTTTCAATGTCTCTCTACGTATCTTTGATCTGCTTTGGATTCCACCAAGATCAGAAAAAAGATCCTTAACTATATCTTCCGAACTTACAAAAACAGGAGTCACATTCAAGGGAGGCAAAATAAATCCATCATCTTCAAAACCCAAATCAGAAGGCTTTTTCAAGCTTATTGCCCAAGAAGACAACCAACGAAAAAAGGCTTCCTCCGCATGCCCCCGCAATCTCCATCCCTTATCATCATGAACAAAAAAAGTAGAAAGCATATTCTCACGAGATAAAACACCAAGAAACGCAGAATGATTAGAAAGTTCCGCTATATCATTTGGAGCAGGAGTTGCAGTACAACAAAGCCGATAAGGAGTATCAGAAAACTTATCAATCAACTTCGTCCGAATTTTTCCCGTAAAAGATTTCAAAATACTACTCTCATCCAACACAACAGCCCCAAAAAAGGAGGAGTCAAAAGCATCCAGCATCTCATAGTTTGTGATAAATAAATCAACATCAAAAGAAGTCGCCACCTCTTTCTGCGATCTAACATACTTAATCTCTGTATCTGTTTTTCCTGCCGCCAGGACAGTCTGTTTTGCCACAGACAAAGGGGACACAATCAACGTTTTTTCTCCAAGAAGTCTAGCCCACTCAGTTGCTATGTGAGTTTTCCCAAGACCTGTATCAGCAAACACCGCGGCTCTCCCTTTTTTCACAGCCCAGCGAACAATATCCCGCTGGAAAGGAAAAAGCATTGGATGAATTGCAGAATCAGACACATTTTTCCCAAAGGAAGCATCTACAATTCGCTTGTTCTTCAAAAAGACTTTGTAGTTCTCCATAGTTCCTTCTTTCTGCACAAAAAACAAAAACGTGTCTGCCCAAACCTTAGAGAGACATAGCTTTAGGAGAATTATTAGCGTCTAATAATCCTCGAAACAGCAACAACCACACCCACAGCTACTCCCCAATCTCGCCTTCCAACTCCAGCACCAAAGCCCTGAGAAGCTCAAGAATCTCTCGATTGCTCACCTCGTCTTTCTTGCTGAACGAAATCAACAATTTGTACGAACCATCTTCAGCTCTGTACCTGTACCGAAAAGGAGTCTTTCCTCTCCTTCCCCTTGAAGTCTTCTTCGCTTGTCGCTCCTTTCTAAGCTCTCCTACCCCAACATTTCGATCCTGAACATCACTCAAAGCTTTCTTCTGAGCATCCTCATCTCCGGCAGCTGCCACCTCGAGAAGAACATCCTTCGGAATACCACCGGATCTTTGAACCACCCTCTGCACGTCCTTGCTCAAATTCAGCAAGCTCAGAGATTGGCTAACAAAAGCTTGGGAGATGCCTAACTCCTCAGCAACTTGATTCTGAGTGTATTCCCCATCAGAAAGCATTTCACTCATCGCCACAGCCTCTTCAAGCGGAGAAAGCGACTGCCTCTGCTGATTCTCCACCAATCGCTCCGACAGGCATACAGAACCATGCACAATGCAAGGGACTTCTGTTAGACCAGCTTTGATAGCTCCCCTGAGTCTTCGTAGGCCGATTCTTACCACATGGTTGCCTTCAGCATCCTCCGATTCAACAACTAAAGGCTGAAGAATCCCAAATCGCTTGACCGTCTCCACAAAACCATCCGATACTTCCAGAGTCTCCTCTGCCCTCAGCGAATTTGCATCTTCTACAAGATGTGCAACAGAAATCAATCTAAATTCTACGCTACTTTCTTCTATCTCTCCCACCCCTCCCTCGTCAGATAGCTCCTCCCCTTTAACATCCCTAAGATAAGCACTCCACAGACTTTCTCGCATTTCTTCCAAGCCCATCTCCGCAGAATCCAACCCTTCCCCAAACTCCAAAATCTCATCTCTCAATTCCTTCTCCCCATATCTCCCATACATTTCCATGAACTCTTCTTTTGTCACGCTTTCCATTTACTAATCCTCCCTTAACGTCAAAATTAACCGTTCTTCTTTAAGAACATCATGCATTCTTTCGACAACTGATCTTACGTCCTCATCCCCAAACAGAACCCCTTCCACAGCCAAAAGCCACTCACCTCGATTCTGCGCAAACAACTTCAACTTAACCGCACTCAAGACCACTTCCAGACTTTCCATTTAGTCTTTTCCTCGTATAAGCATCAACATGAAAAAGTTGTTTCCATATCTCATCCAGAGAGCAGTCCCTGAACAATGCAAGACAAGCTTCTCCCCCAAAGCAACCACATGATCCACCAACCAAGCCAATCTGGAAATATCAACGCAAATTTCCTCACTCTCTCCAGTTGCATCAACCTCCAAGAATTCCTCCACCAAGCCAATGGTCTCATCTGCAGAAGTAACGATCAAATCTGCTCCCTCAACTCGAAGATAACAAGCAGTCCCATAGGCATTCCATCCCTGAGCTGAGGCAAAAAGACGTATCCTCGCCAATGCCTTCGCCATAGCATCCCCATCGAGTCCCCAACAAAACCTCTCCGTTGACTCGTGCTGCTTTTCCAAAGCCCTTACACTCTGCACAGGAAAATCCCCATCAAAAAGGCGTGTGCACAATCGAACATTTCCCTTCTCAAATCTAACTGCCCCGTTAGCCATACTATACTGAACAGTGCCCTGAGTCCCGGTTGTCAAAACATCAAAAACCTTCGGAGGCAATACGACATCCCCCAAGTCAACCCCATTCTGAAAAGGAAAGTGGAGCCGAGCCAACCAGATCCCATCAGCAGCAAACACATCATTTCCTGAAATACAAACACCCTTAAAAACATCCCCCTTCTCTTCACCACAGAAATTACCAGCAACCTTCCCCTGCCTGGCCAACTCCATCAAGTCTAATTCATGCACTTCTCCCCAGTTCGGTTGCTCTATCAAAGAGTATTCCAGTACAGAAAGCCTGACACCTCCCCGTTTGCCAACCTCCTTAATCAGACACTTGTCATCGTCAACCTTCCACATCACCACAGAATCATCAGAGAGAGTCCGAATATAAGACCCTATACGAGACAGATCAGCAATCTGAAATGCTATATTCTTGTCTATCTCAATAGGCAAAACAATATCCAAGACCATCTTAGAGTCACAGACAGACCAAACCATCCTCCCTTCCTGCTCCCAAACAGCCAATCCATGAAAAGGAAGAGCATACCCCCCATCGCTTTTCTGCTTCCCAACAATCTGCAGCAATTGAAAGCACTTCAGTATGTCCAACCTGCTCATTTCTATAACCATTGCATAACCCCCTTTTCTCCAGCAATATCCATTTCCAAGAAAAAACAAACCATAATTCAACCCCTAAATCCGCTATCTATTGTCTTAATCCTATCACCAACGATAACTCTTAACACTTTTCCCTTCTCTTTGCAAGAATAACTAAATTAGATTCCCAACACCCGACCCTTCTTAGCCATACAGATACTCAACAAACTTACGTCTAATCGGTCGTTTTATCTCAGAAAAATTCGCAAAACTCACACCAAGATGCTGAGCAAGCTCATACTCTCGCAAACTCGGATCTGAGATAAGTGCTCGCCAAACTCTTTTTGCATTCCCACTTAGTTGCTCACCAAAATCATCCAAAAGCTCCCAATGAACGGGCTCAACGGCCCGATCAGAGGCATCTGTAATCACTAACATCTCTGGGACATCACAAGTCTTAGCAAGCTCACTATAAATCTCTGACAGCATACAAAGCCTGGCAAAGGTCTCGAAAGAAGCTCCCCTGGTAGAATCATAATGCTGTACACTAAACCAAAGACCCACCTGCGATAAAAGCTCAAAATCCTCCCTTCCGTTCATCCTACTCCGATCTCGGAATACTTCAAATCGAATCATTCCTCTCTCCTTCTGCCACAACTTCTCGAACGCCTTTCCTCCCTGCTTCGCCGCCTCGATCTCTTCGAGAGTTACCATGACCGCCCTCCTTTGCAGATCTTACTACGAATTCTCCTGCCTTTGAAATACACTTATCACAGACAGACCAAGCCCAACATTCAGGAACAATCTCATCCCCCATCCATGCCCCACAACAGCCACAATGAGCCCCAGTCACAAGTTCCCCAAGATCATAAACACCAAAGAAACTCTTCACCTTACTACGCAGCCAGTTCCACTCCGTAATATATTCCTGAATTCTCATTCCCACCTCTCCTTAAAGTACAGCTTTCTTTTTCATCACCAGCCTCCTTTTCGATAACTGCCTCGATCTTACCGCCATACTTCTCCGACCATTCTCGAAAGGCTTCTCGATAAACAACGAAAGAATCTGCCGAACTATTTCTTCTTTTTCTCCGAACACTCACCACTATCCCATCAGCAAACTCAGTGTGCCAGCAATAGTGCTCCCCAGTTCCTGCCTTACTAATTCTTCCCTGATCCATTACTTGCGCTACTCGCAACAATGCAGTTCTGTCAAGAATACTATTGCTCCTAACTTCTATAATAATCCTCCTTCTCAAATCGCCCTTCCTTTCTTCGCTCTAAAATACCTCTAAAACTGCCTCAGATTGGTTCTAACCAATGATCTTCCTCTAAAGGTCTATTTACCTATCCAAACCTAAAACGGTACTCTCTCCCCTTTAGAATCAGAAATCTTGAGGGTCTCAGCATCCCAAAGAAGCTCCGTCCTCGTCCCGAAACCCGCAGGCCCATTTCGCTGCTTGGCAATCTCTACCTCAATAGTATCATCCATCACATCCTTATTGTGCATCCCCTCTCGGTAGAGCAGTAGAACCAAATCAGCATCCTCCTCATAGCCTCCTGAATCTTTTAGCTCATCCAAGTTCGGCCTAACTTCTCGCATCTTCGCCCCTGGCCTCCGGATCTGAGCTAATAGGCAGAAGTGTGTTTCAAATCTCTGAGCGGCCTCCACTACTCTACCGAGCACCTTACTGATAGCCTGCGGCTTATGCTGGACAACATTCACATCCAGCAACTTGTCAACCAGATCAATAAAAACCACGTCAGGCGAAACTCTATCCACCTTCATCCTCATCAACCGCTGAACTACAAGTGAAAAATCTATAAGTCGAGCTTCCTCATAGTAGAGCCGCCAATTTCGTGCAATGCTCTCATGATTCTCTGCTAACATGCCTCTGCGTAGGTCATCCTTCTCCCAGCCACGAATTCTCAGAATCTCGAGGAGGGGAATACCAAGCATAAGGGCGTCCATCCGATCGCATCTACATCAAATCCCTGTTGAGGGGTAATAGAGAGAACGCTATATCCTCCCCCGCAAAGGTTTCTAATAATGTTCGACTTCAAAGATGACTTTCCCACTGACGGTCTCGCCGCTATGATCGAAAACTCGCCCTTAGCAAACCCTCTACTCAAATGACTATCCAGTGAGGGAAAACCTGTCAACAACTCTGCTCGCTCTTGTCGC